GCGGGAGGAGTTGATTCGCAATACATTCTAGGCAAACCTGTCCACATGTACACTTGGAAATCTTCTCCAGCTGCAACATAATAATCCAGGACAGATCTATCACCTACAACAGCATTGAGCTTTAATTTAAATCCCTCAACTCTTTGGGATGTGTCCGTCCAATCTTGCACTTTACCAGGTACAAAACGATCCTGCGAATAATACGGAACCTCGAATTCAGTCGCGGTATTTATGTCCATATTAGTATACACGAGACCTCTAACTCCCGTATTAATTCTTGTCACGGGAGCAGCATAATCCAAAACAATGGATGCTGCAGCTGCAGAATCATAAAGGAAACCAGTTACATTGGTTGAATTCTTCTGATATAGTGTATCACCCAAAGGTTTACGCTGAACAGTAACATTACCCTGAAGTATACTCTGAGTATTTGTCTGATTGGCTAACGCCTTGTAGCGAATAGAACCTCGAAAACCCTGAAATGCATAGGTAACCCAATGCAAAAGTACAGTATTCGCGAAGTTGTATAGACCCGAAGAAGAGGAATCAATGGCACCAGCCACATTACCTCTTAAAAAGGGGTAAGCCGCAAAATTCATATCAAACGTATACACGTAAGCATTACCAAGGACACCTCTATTCAAAGATTCTCTCCTCCACAGGTTATACCTCTTCAATAATGTACGAAAAGACAAAACAGATTCACCAGTAAAAACCATATTGATCATGGAATTATCTTGCTGGGATGGTCCTAATTTATCCGAATCAGCTTGTTGAGGTGCAGATGGCTCAGGTGTGTTTTGAGCTTCAGAGACAATCTCTTCACCCATTTGAGGCCTAAAAACGAATCGTTGAAACGAATCATCAGGTACAAAAACCTCAAAATCATCACCCATGGACACAAACACATTAATTTCAATATTATTGTCCGTAGTGCTATTTGGTGTAGTAAGTTCATTAACAATAAACACTCCAAGTACTCCATTTCCAGCCTCTTTAGAAGTATAAGCTGTAGTGGAATACATTTGCGTCACAGAGTCGACACAAGGCGTGTGTCGATCAATCAACGTATAAGGTTGACCATTACCAATCTCAATAGTAAAATCTTGAGTATCAGCAATATCAATGACTTCAGTGTAATTCACATTATACTCGGAAAAACGAGTTCCAGACATCGCTCCAAAATAGTTAGGATCGTAAACAATCTTAATTCGACCCTTATGAAAGGCAGAACAAACGACTTGAAATCTGAACTTCATAGATCCAGTCCAGTACTTGAATGGCATCGCCGCCATAGCACAAGCAGGGAAATGAAATGACACTGGTGAAAGAGAACTTTCTGCCCAGGTAACTGGACTAATTCTCGCATTCCACAAAAGTGTCTCAGGTACTGTACCCTGATCCCACGCAAATTTGGTCAAAAAGGATTCCCTCTTGGCTATCTCCTTGATGGCCATAGGATCCGAAGAGCCCAAACCAGCAATACGCGGATCAATTGACAATTCTTGTTTATCATCAACAGTCAATTTGCCTGCAGTATCAGGAACATTGGTAACAGCCAGGGAACTAGTAGGAAACAAACGCATAGGCGAAGGATTCTTAGTCTCAGGCGGTCGACAGTATCCAAATTGCTTCGCAACCTTCGCCACATTCTCAGCTACAGTCGCTGTAGCTAAAGCATAAGGCTTAATGGCTGGAATAACAGATAGTGCATTGGACATTTTGGCCACAGCAGTGGCCGGCCCAGAAATCATGCCATTCTTATTAGCCTCATCAATTTCAGATTCCTCACCCATTTGCGGTTGCAAAGTGGATGTATCAACCGAGGTAAGTACAGACAAGCTAACATCCTCTGCCCACGCGAAGACAGATATAGTGACATTGTCAGTAGCACCATTGGCATGCAACAAAGTATTCAAAGTTCTGAAATACAATTGTCCCATGTCTGTCCATTCGGCATCAGGAATAGTCAAATAATTCTTATGATAGAAAAATGGCAAAACCATCTCCCCACCAGTAGAGGTAGTAGGATCCAAAAAGATGTGAGGCCATTGTGATGCTTGCACCAAATCTTGAGGTACTAAAGACGAGTTCTCAGTAACAGCGTCATAGTCCGCAAGGGGCAAGTAAGCACATAGTACTCGGCCATACAAGAAACCATTACCGTTGATAACAACTTTAAGGTGCAGTTTCGCACGTAACAAATTGTAATTATTGATCCTATTAATCACTCTGGTATTATTAAAATACAAATCCCAGGGATCAAGGTCAATACCTAATGTGGCGCCAGTACCCCATCCGATCTCAGCGATCTTTATGGGACGACTAAAGAAATTCTCTAGAGACGCATCATTAGTATCTTGCAACATCCGTGT